TAATAAACAAAGCGATTGTAGATTGCAATTCTGCGTATGTTGCTATTGTCATTACTGTAACAATCCTTGCCTTTGTTGCTCTTCATTAGCACGTTTCTGCACTTCTTGTAAGGTTAGTAAGCCGCCGGGTATAATAGTTAATCCGGCGGATAAATCTCTCAAGTGAGCCAAGCGTGGATCAAAGCGAGCGAATTTGGATCGAAGTTTGCGCGGATCACCTACGTTAATAACGTCTGAAGGCAATTGAGATTGCGCAAGTCTTTCATCGGCTGCCTCGACAGTCTCACCAAGATATTGCTTAATATTTGGGCCGGGGTCAACAACGTCTTCAAATATTACACCGGGCAAACGCTGCTCTCCAGAACGCAAAACAATTTCATCGGTACTCATTCGGTTTGATTGCGCGTCATTCTTGAGATAACCAAGTTCATCAGGAAGACCGCTTAAAGGAATATGGCTGTAAAATTCGCCGCCTGCCTGCACCACGGGGAAGTCAGAGCCGCCGCGTACCAAAGCTGGGTAGATAGTGCCGCCATCTCTACCAACATAACTGTCAGCAACAGCAGGGCTGTCGGTTAGGTACGCTCCCCTTGTGCTTCTGTCAAAGCCCAAAAAATCAAGATTTGATCCGTGGAAATAGTCTCCAGCATATTCTTGCTCAGAAGCTCGCGCCAAACGCGACGCCGTATCCATTGGCAGGTCCATTCCGGTCGCGCCGCTTTCGTACAGTTCAAACAATTCCATTTTGTCATTAGGCGTCAGCTTGCCCAGCATTTCGTCGGTAACTTCGTCAACGCGGCCAGACGCTAGTAAGTCGGCAACCCTTCGGGCTGGTGATAAAGCATCACCCTTTGGCTTCAGCCGCACATTACCCAACAGCGAACCCATAGCATCCGGGTCAACCTCAACACGCTTGACCGTATCAAGCAAACCTTGCGCACCAGCCTTCACAGCTTTTGCAGCTGCATCGCCAACGCCGGGTATCAAACCAAGAACAGCCGTTCCACCCAACAATCCAACCAAACCCCAATTAGGGCTTTCTGAAGTTGCTTCTTCCCAAAGCTCCTTTACAGCCATTGCGTCACCAAGTATTGGCGTCATCTCAGCTGCAAATCGGGCTGCATCCGCACCAGTAAAGTCACGTTCGCCATTTCGGCGCATTTCGGCGCGTTTAGCAAAATATGCTTCGCGTTCTGAGGCGCGGCGCGAAAGGTATTCGTCACGACTTGGTGAATCAAGCAATCCAGCCATCAAACAATCCCTTTATTGTCCACGCAAACGCATTTCATTCTTGTGAGCTGCTGAGTTTCTGTACCCAAACCGACCATCATTTATAAGACGCGGCCTAATGCTATCTTCAAGAGCTTCTTCGTCGCTTTGAGTTGAATACGGCATGTTGTTCCAAATTTGCAATAGACTTGCAGGGCTGTCATCAGCAAGGGTTCCGTCTGGCTTATATTGCTGGCTATAAACTTGTTCTTCATATTTACGAACATCAGCGGGATTTTCAACTCTGCCACCGCCTTTACCGCCAAAAGCGTTTACTACTCTGCCACCCGCTTTATAAACTTGGCCCAACAAACTTTTTTCCATAAAATTCGTTACAGTATCATTAAGAATACCCATGTAAATCTCCTTGGTTATTGAGAATATAACACAGGTTCAATTGTTATGCGATACCTTTAAGGTTTCTGCGTATTGGTTCACCCCAATCAGTCTGTTTTTGATACCCGACAGCCATATACCTAAAACTGTCAGCAGCGTGTGAAGTCCAATCGTGAAGCGGCCTTCCCCGCCATGTTTTGAGTTTTTCATCAAATTCTCTGCGATATTGGCGAAGTGCTTCAACACCTCTGTCGCATTTTTTAATGTCAAACCAGCATCGAGAGATCATTGTTCTAACAGACTGAATGCCATCTTCTACAGCAAGCATAGGTGCAATTGTAATGTTTTTTATGCCCAGCGCATCTAGGGTTTCTAAGCGACTTTTACCCGTTCCAAGTTCTTTAACTCTCACATCATGCGGTAAAATATGTTCAGAATAAGCATATCCTTTTTCGTTTAGAACTTTTGCATAATGATCTAAGCCAACTCCACTGTTTTCGTAATAGTCTATTACTCGCACCTCTTGGCCAACAAACTGTGCAAACCAAATGGCAGTGCTATCACCAATGCCCAAATCCCAGGAGGTTATTACACTAGCCCCGGGATCATATGGAACATTAGTTACTCTTTCGTCAGAAGTTGCCGTTTTCATTTCTTGAGCATAAAAAGAACCTTGAATAGCGGCCTCAAAACTGCACTCAAATTCTTGTTCAAACCTATCTGGCCCCATTGCCCTTTTAGCTTCTTCAAGTTCTTCAGCGTCTAATATACCTGTTTCAGATGATTTAAAAATATCGCAATACCAATCAGGATGCGATTTTGCGTAATGGTATGTGTCCCAAAACTCATTTTTTCCTTTTGGCGTCCCTATAAATGTAGCGCGTCCCTTTCGATCAGCCAAAGCAGGCCGTATTACAGTGGGCCAAGCAGATACTGGAAAGTCAGCGGGTTCATCCAAAACAACGCTGTCAAAATAGAGGCCACGCATAGCGTCATAGTTATCCGCACCAAACAGTCGGACCCTAGCACCGTTGGCAAAATCTACACGCAATTCAGCAATATTAATTTCAACGCCTTCAATGTCTTTGGTATATTCTTTTAGGTAATCCCAAACGATTGCTTTGGCTTGCCGATAGTACGGGGCAATATAAGCGCAACGAACATTTTCGCGCTGTATTGTTAAAGCATCGCGGATTAAGTCATTAATAGCCGCTACTGTCTTGCCAAAGCGCCTGTGAGCCACAATTACCGCCCAACGCTGCTTCCGTGCATGATACGCCTTTACATGCTTTCTAGGTCTGTACTTAATTGTCTTGGTCGGCATCGTTTAACCACTTGTAGGTAATAACGTGTTCGCCACCATCTCCAGAGCCATTGATTTGCATTGGAAGAACTTTGCCCATCAAAGTCATAAACCCGTTGGGGTTTTCGGTTGCTTGAAATTCAAGGTAGGAAACCATTCCAGCATTACCCATAGAGTTGCCAGCTTTCTCAGCAGCCAAAAGTATTGCGTCTTTAAGAAGTGTTGTGTTTTTGTTTGGAACGCCTTTTTTTCTGCCTTTACCGCGATTGCCAGCAGATTTTTCCGTAGATGTCCCTACTTTTGGGGATTTTATGTCTTCATTCATAGTTACGTCCTATAAAGGGTGCGTCTAAATTAAAAAAGCTGGCAGAAAAATAAGAGGCTCCGTCTTATCTCTCTGCCAGATAGTTAATGGCTGACCCACAGGAAGGGGTCTACCGAGCAGACTGCAAAAGCAGCAATTAAATTTAACCATAAAGTTCATCTCTTTGCAAGGATGCTGTTCTTTTGTAAGGATGCAAATCATTTTCGCTTACCAGACCAGTAGCTAAAATCTCTTTTAATTTATTGCCGCTCAACCATGTGTCACATACAGAAAAACCACCTTGAATGCGTTTTGCATTAATCTTTGCTGGTGAAAGTGACCACTCGCTCTCACCCATGTGGTTAGCAAACACTGGCCGAGCCTTTATGATTTGTGATGCAGCCTTGGACAATTCCTTGGCAGTCGGCCATGTTCTTGTCTCTAAATTACCTAGCACAGCCTCTTCAAAGTTCTCAAACCAATCATTTAGACCTTGAGTTGGCGCTACACGGTTAATGCACTTAGCTAAAAATGTTGCTTCATCCTTGATTGCCTGTGCTTGTCCTGTCAACGCACGAGGCGGGTTTAGGCGGCTCAGAAGTTTTAGTGTCAGTTGTTGAATTTGTTCATCACGCATTTGGTTTCACCATTTCTGCAAATATTTTTTGTACCAGATTATTCTGGTCTTGTTCGCTGTCTGCTTGTGCGAATACTTCATCATCCCATCTTTCTTGATTTAACCATGTAGCTGGGTGTGGAATAAACTTTTTTTCTTTACCCTCTACACTAGCCGCAAATAAAGCAGCTTGAGAAATAATAACGTCAGCATCAACTCCCTTGCAAGCCTTTCTCCACGATACCTTTGCAGCACCCCTTGCTGTCTTTCTTGGATATGAAGCATAAAAATCATCAAACTTAGTATCTAAATCCTTATTTGATTGAGCTAATATACTTGGTTTAGTTCCAAGGTTATTAGTTACAAGGTTCATAGGCGGATTTTGCCCATCCCCACAGTCAGATTTTGCCCCACCCATAGGCGGATTTTGACCATCGTTAAATAACTCAACATCATTAAGGCAAAGCGAATATTGATTTGATGACTTCCCCCCCTCTGGACGAACTCGAGAAAAGCGCTTTATCAAGCCAACTTGCTCTAAGTAACGAAGATGATTTTTGACTGAAGTTGCAGACATCTCAGAGACATAAGCAAGCCTGTTGATGCTGGGGTAGCATTTACCTGTTTCACCATTGTGATGGTCGGCAATCCAATACAAAACAATCTTAGCCGCAGGCGGAAGACCTTTCTGTTTCATAGCCAATGCAGTCATATAGTGAGACATCAGGCTTCCTTTTCAAAATAATCAGACACCTTTTTAACAGTATCATATTCCATTTTAGCCATACTATTCAAGAACTTATATATGGTTGGGCGAGAAAGTCCAGTATCTCTTGAAACCTTACTCATGTTTACATCATTAAGTTTTTCACGAATTTCATCTAGGGTTAACATTTTAATCTCCATAACTTATTTGCAATACACCCTTTACGCCTCTTAATAAAAAGTGTAAACCCTGTAATGCAGATTACAAAGGACATGCAAAATGACTATTTCAGATAAAGAAAAATTAATTAGCGAAATGTATTCAATGCTTAATAAACATTGGATGGAAAATTTAAATCAATTTGAAGCTAAAGCTATTAATTATGAAGAATATCAAAAAACTAGTTTTCCTCCCAGCGCAATCCAAAAATTAACTACAGTTATTCGCAATTTTGAAGGATTAAATTATTATGACTGATACTAAAAAATTCCACGATGCAATGGAACTTGTAAGCGAACTTAACAAAGCACACGGCGTTATGATGAAAGGTGGAAAGTCTTACACCGAAGTCTCTACCAGAATTGAAGCGTTCCGTATCACTTTTGGCGGCACTTACGGAATAGAAACTGAATTGGTTTATAACGACCAAGAAACTGTAGTGGTTCGTGCCATAATCAAAGACAAAGACAGTTTTATTGTTGGGTCGGGTTTAGCGGAAGAAATTCGCGGTTCGTCTTACATTACTAAGACTTCAGCTTTAGAGGTGTGTGAAACTTCCGCTATCGGTCGCGCCTTAGCTTCTCTTGGCTTGCACGGCGGCACATACGCCTCTGCAAATGAAATGGTTGGCGTTGAGCGCAAGAATGAAACAATTGCAACAGCGCCAAGGCCAGCAATGCAACTTACATCAGAAGACCGCATTCAAGCAGTTGTTGATTTTTACAGTAACGGATGTAGTGAAGCATCTTTTCAAAAGTTTGAACCAAAATATAACAAAACACTTAACACAATTGGTCTTTCTGAAGAGGATTTTACTAGAATGGTTGAAGCACATGATGACCGAAAAAAGGAATTAGAAATATGAAATCAATTACAATTGCTGGGCGTCTTACCAAAGAAAGTGAAATTAAAAAGGGGGGTGTGGACCAAACTCAGTTTGTTACATTCGCAGTCGCAGTAGATGATGGCTACGGACCAAATAAAACAACTATGTTTTTTGATTGCTCTTATTTTGGCAAACGTGCTGTTGGTGTCCAGCCTTACTTAAAAAAAGGTACAAGTTTGACGGTAAGCGGAGAGCTTACTCAACGTGATTATAACGGCAAAACGTATTTGGGCGTAAGGGTTAATGATTTAACCTTACAAGGCGGTAAAGTGGCCCCCAGCGCCCCTAAGACCCCATCATCTACACAAGTTGAACTTGCAGATTTAGATGATGAAATACCGTTTTGACAAAAATGTCTAAAATTCAAGTTGAGTTGAGGGATGGGAAATTAATTCCTGTCTCTCAACATGACGCAGAAAGGTTAGAAGAATGTAAATCTAACCAACTTTTTAATTTATCAGTTACTGGAACAAGATCAAACCCACACCACAATTTGTACTGGTCAATCCTTAAAACGGCAGTCGAAAGCACTGGAATGTGGCCAACATCAAAACACCTACATCACGAACTTAAATTGGTTTGCGGCTATTACAAAACCAGTATATCACCCCTCAGTTATAGTATTGTTCGCCATGTTGACAGCACCGAGTTTAGCGCCATGACTCAAACAGAGTTTATGATCTATTTTGAATTAGCAATGAGTAAATTAAGTGAGGCGGTTGGTTATGACCCAATTACAAAATAAAAATTTAAATATTGATTGGTCTAACCCCAAAACACCCAAAGCAAAAAAAGACCCAAAGTTTTTATCAAAACTGCATGAAATGGATTGCTGCATATGCAAATCTTTTAACTTGCCACAATCCTCTCCAACTCAAGCACACCACATTATACACGACAGATTTAGTGGAAAGAAAACAGCAGACAACCTAGCTATTCCATTGTGTGAGGGACATCATCAAGGGCTGTGGGATAGCAGTAAATTGGCAATCCATCAAAGTCCAAAAGAATGGAGAGATTTATATGGACCTGATTGGTCCTATTCCCAGGAAATTGATATATAAAGCACTGGACCTCGGTCTGGGTGGCAAAAAGTTTTAATTGCTTTTAGGCTAACCACTTGCTTGTCATCCAATATGACGCCTTGTGGCCCCGAAATACCATCCAAAGCAGCTTTTACAATATTATCTATATCCGGTTTGGCTATTGGATAAATTAAACCGTATTCGGCTTTTTCGGCTTTTTTTTGTGACCAAGATTTAGGAATACTCATAAAAGCTACAATCGACACTTTAACAGCTGAAGTTGTTGGACTTAGGTCGTGTCTTTTCATTTGTGATGCACAAGCGGATTTTATGATGTTCTCGTAGTCTCTTGTTTTTTGAGGCGTGTAGACGTGACCAAATCGGCTCATACGAGGTCTGGCTTTTCCTTGAGGTTGTCCCTCTGCTTCAATCTCAACATGGTACATAATTTATTAATAGTTTTTTTTAAAAAAAGTGTAAAGCCCCATTGCAATAGTGTAAAATATAGTTTACACAAGTTATAGAAACATAAACAAAGGACTACCCTGATGACCTACGATCTTGACACACAGCGCCACTTTATTACGACAATGGTCTATAATGCTATTGATGGTCTGAACGGCACTAAGTTTGCCATGAGCAACCGTCAGAAGGCAAACGCGCTTAAAGTCCTGACTGTTAAAAAGCCAAACGGTGGCAAAGGCAATTGCTCTTCGGCTGGATGGTCAACAATTATTATTA